GACTGCGACGGCGCAGGGTGCGTTGGCGGCGCTGCGGTCGGCGCTGGTGGGCGCACAAGCGACGACAGCAACGGCGGTGGCAGTACTTGACCTGTCGGCAGTTCTGGCGGCGCTACTGGCGGCACAGGCGGCCACAACGACGCCTACAGGTGCTTTGGCCGTGCTGCGGTCGTCTACACAACAGGCGCAGGCGACGACTGCGACGGCGCAGGGTGCGTTGGCGGCGCTGCGCCAGGCGCTGGCGGAGGCGAGCCAGGAGACAGGCGCCGCTGTCGGTGCGGTCAGCATTTTGCGCTGGCTGGATCACACCGTTGTTGCGAGTACGGCAACAAGTGCAGGCAATTTTCGCACAGAGGTCATTGTCGGTTTGTTGCGCTTACTTGTAAGCGGCGCACTCCGTCCGACCATAGGCGCTGTCGAGTTCTGGCCGGCAGTAATTGCCACGAGCCGCCAGCCATTCATACGAGGGGAATAGCATGGGGAAGATCAGCAACTATTTGGCGAACGAGTTACTCGACCACGTGTTCAACGCTGCGTATACGCCCGCGGCAACGGTGTATTTGGCGCTGTCAACAGCGAATCCGACTGACGACGGCAGTGGCATGGCCGAGCCTTCGGGCAACGGCTACGCGCGGCAGGCGATCACGTTTGGTGCGGCAGCCTCGCGGCGCGTGACGCAATCGGGCGTGGTCACATTCCCGATTGCGACGGGCGCCTGGGGCACGGTCACGCACTGGGCGGTGTTTGACGCATCGACCGCCGGTAACATGCTGGCGCATGGCGACTGGTCGGTGGCAAAGTCCATCGTCGCCAACAATACGCCGAGTGCAGCTTCTGGCGAAGTCTGGATCGAGGTCTCCGCGGGCGGTGAGATGAGCACAACGCTCGCCCACAACCTGCTCAACCTGGCGTTCCGCAACGTCGCTTACGCCAAGCCTGCCACCTATGTCGGCATGGCGACGGCGACCTTGACCGAGACCACGACGGGCAGCACAGTGACCGAGCCTTCCGGCAACGGCTACGCACGGACACAGGTCAACATCAACGGTGGCGCCGCGCCAGCCTGGGCGCTGGCTGCGAGTCGGCAGGTCGTCAACGGTGGCGCGGTGTCGCTGCCGGCAGCGACAGGCGCCTGGGGCACGGTCGTTGCCAGCTTCATTGCCTCGGCGGTTTCCGGTGGCGACATTCTGTTCTTCGACAACGGCACGACCGATCAAGCGGTAGCGTCTGGCGACACCATGCAGTTTGCGGCATCTGCGATCACGGTGGGGCTGAACTGATGAGCCGGGTTGTATTGACTGCCGAGGCCGTCGAGCAGAGCACGTATATCGTGCAAGCGCTTTTCTACGATGAAGCGGGCGCGGCCATCGCGCCTGTCTCGGCCACATGGACGCTGACCAACGAGTATGGTCTGGTAGTCAACGGTCGCCAGGCGGTCGCCATCTCGCCATTGTTGGCGGCAGTGTACTTAGTGCTGACGGGCGATGACCTGGGCATGATGGGCGAGATGGATACCGGAAAGCGACTGCTACTGGTCGAGGCCACCTATAACAGCAGCCTCGGCGCCGGGCTGAATCTGCGCGAGGAGATCGAGTTTTCGATCAGACCGTTGGTGGGGGTGTCGTCGTGAGCGTGACGCGCGTAGAGGTTGAACAGATACTGCATCGTCGCTGCGGGCAATACTTGACCGAGGCCGGCATGAGCGTGCAGGACGGCGTCAATCCGTGGCTGACCGATCCACTCCGGTGGGCGCTGGCGATGCTCGGTATCGAATCTGCCAGCATTGTGGCCGTGACGGACACCGATCTGGCGAACGTGACGCGCGGCCAGGTCGATGCGCTGCTCGATCTGGCAGAGTTGCGGGCGTTGGAATCCGTGCTCACCAATCTGACCGACGTCAAGGTTTCAGCCGGGCCGCTGTCGGTCAACGCCAGTGAGTTGCCAGATCGCCTGGCGACCATCATCGCTACCAAGCGCGACGCTGTTGGCGCCATGCATGCACGGCTACTGGTGGCGCCGTTGGATGGCGCCGGAGAAACTATAGCGAGGCTGCGGGTACTATGAACGAACCGACGCTGCAGGTGAATCAGATCACGGCCAATGCCGCTGATCGGCGCGTGCTCGATGGGCGTGAGTACGCCGTCGTGCCGGCTGTCGCGCTTGTGGCCGGGGTCGTCAACGGTCAACTGGCGCCGACCGACGAGGTCGCCAAGTATCTGGACGCCTGGAACGGGCGCCCACTTCCGGTGCGCCATCCTCGGAAGAACGGCAAGTACGTCTCGGCGAATCAGCCGGACATCATCGCCAATCAGGTAATCGGGCAGTTCTTCAACGCCAATTTGGTCGGCGACCGATTGCTCGGCGAGTTGTGGATCGACGTGGCGAAGGCGCAGCAGCTTGGTGGCGACGCTCTGACTGTGCTGCAACGCCTGGAGACTGGGCAGCCGGTCGAGGTTTCGACTGCCTACTATTCCGACCTTGAGGCCGGCACAGGGTCGTACAACGGCAAGCAGTATGCCGGCATTCAGCGGAACTTTCGCCCAGATCACATCGCGCTGCTGCCCGATGAGCTTGGGGCGTGTTCGTGGAAAGACGGATGCGGGGCGCCGCGTGTGAATTGCGCCTGCGCAGAAAACCAATCTGAAGGAGGAGTATCGATGAGTACAAATGCAACTGTGGATGTGCCGGTGGACGGCGCAGAGGATGAGTTGGACGTTGTGATCGACGGCGCCGCTGGCGAAGTTACGCCGCCCGCGCAGGCGACGACCGACGCTCAGGCGCCGGCGCCGGCGCCGGTCACCAATCGGGCGCAGGCGCTACCGCCTGAGATCGTTGAGCTTCAGCAGGTCTTGGCCGAGCTTGGGGGCGCGAGCCAGTTGCGCAGCCTGCTCGGTGGGCTGCGGGCGAACGCTGACCGCGAACGTGCGGAGATCGTTGGGCGCCTGGTAGCGAATCAGGCATGCGCCTTCAGCCGCGATGATCTGGGGGCGATGACGGTCGATCAGCTTCAGAAGCTGGAACGCAGCCTGACGCCAGCCAGCTACGTTGGACGTGCTGGCGGAGGGCTGAGCACCAATCAGCGCGACGAAGAGTGGACGCCTTACCAGCGCCCGCAGGCATCTGCCGCCTAAGTAGGCAGTAGGCATTAGAGAGCAATAGGCTATATCTCGAAAGGAGATCACACAATGGCCGCTACAACTCCGAACAAGATTCTCCTGCAGGTCAACGGGGCTGACCGTCCTGACTACCACGACAAGCAGGCTGCGACCGCCACGATCAAGCCTGGCATGCTCATCGAGCTTGCCAGCGCGACGACCGTCACGCCGGTCGCTACGGCGGACAAGACGAACACGCGCATGATCGCGCTGGAGGTGGCTACGGCGCCCGACGTCACGCAGCCTGCCATCAGCCAGGCATACGCATCGGGCGACAACGTGCGCTACTGCTACGCTGCGCCAGGCGATCTGTTCTACATGTGGCTGACGCCGTCTCAGACGGCAGTGATCGGGTCGGTGCTCGCATCGTCCGCTGCTGCTGGCGAGTTGTCCGTTGAGGCGACGAACGTCGGGCACAACGTGGTCGGCATCGCAGAGGAAGCCGTCACGACGACTGGCGCCGCTGCCCGCATCAAGGTTCGCATTCTGTAGGCGCAAGCACAAGCACAAGCGTTTCTGAGGATTTGGAGGGGATATGAACGACGGAGTACAGATTATTGAGGTCGGGGCCGGTGGGTTGACCCAGATCATCCAGGGGAGTCGTCCGCTGCGCGTGAATGCCCGCACGGGCGTTGTTCAGATCAGCACGCCGCGCGGTCTGGTCGTGAACAGCATGCTGCGCAAGGACGAGTGGGCGGAAGTCGACCGCGTAGTGCAGGAGTCGGCGCGCTATCCGCTGCGCGCCGTGTCTGATCTGCGTGGCCGTGGGCTGATCAAGCCTCTCGGTGGCTTGGGCAGCATGGTCAGCCAGTGGTATGCGTCCAGCGAGATGACGGGCGCCAACGTGAGCATGTCGGGGCGCGGGGGGTCGAATCGCGACGGCGTCGACTTGAAGCAACTCGGCGTGCCGGTGCCGGTCGTCTTCAAGGACTTTGACATCAATCAGCGCGATCTGGAAGCCAGCCGGCGCCTGGGCGACGGTCTCGATACCACGAACGTGGCCGAGGCGACGCGCGTGGTGGCCGAGGCGCTCGATGCGCTCGTGATCGTCGGCAACGCCACGACGCTGAACGGCGCCAAAATCTATGGCTACACCAATCACCCTGACCGCACGACTGGCACGGCGACTTCCTTCGGCGGAGGCGATTGGACGACCATCGCCAACATCACGCTCACTATTGCCGGCATGGTCAACGCCGCCAACAGTGACCGGCACTATGGGCCGTTCATGGTCTACGCTTCGCAGGCGCAGTACAACGAGGCGAGCTTGACCTACTATACCGATGGATCGGGCGAAACGCCGCTGCAGCGTCTGCTCAAGATGCCGCAGATCGCTGGCGTCCAGATGCTGCCGCAACTGACTGACGGCGAAACGGCGCTCGTGCAGATGACTCGCGAGGTTGTCGAGTGGGCGGAAGCGATGCCCATCGACGTGATCGAGTGGACGACTGGCGACGGCATGGCGACGAGCTTCAAGGTGCTGTCGGTCGCAACGCCGCTGATCAAGAGTCGGTACGACGGCAAGTCGGGCATTGTGCACGCGACTGGCTGCTAGGAGGGGCGATGGCGATCTATAGAGTTCGTGAGGGGCACCGTTATGGGCCGGGCAAAGCATACGGGCCAGGCGATCTTGTGCAGCTTGAGCCGCACGAGGCCGCGCCGCTGGCCGACGTGCTCGAACTGGTCGATGACGGCGAAGGGGCCGCCGTGGTCGCCGAAGACGATCACGGCGAGCCACCTACCGCAGGGAGAGGACGCCGCAAATGACGGTGGCGAAGGTAGCTGTGCTGGCGACCAAGCAGGCGATCATCAAGCGGGCGACAATCGTCGCTGGCAAACGTGGCGCACCAACGGTACATCTGAGTGGGCTACAATGCACTCAGATGTACCCAGTATCGACCGACACGCAATTGCGCGCCGGTATGGATACGCCGCACGCTACCTGGAGTCTCTTTCTTGTCGGCCAGCATGATATCCGCCAGGGAGACTGGCTTGCTCTTGACGGCAGCGATTACACGATCCAGGGTCTGCAGGTCTGGGAGTTTCCGAAGGGGCAGGGGGTATACATGCAACTGACGGTCGAGGAGGCAAAGTCGTGAGCGGAGACGCGATCAGCCGGAAGTTGGTGCGCGATGCCATCGCAGCCGGGCTGCAAGCAGCAATGCCTGCGGCACAAGCCGTGTATGGGCATCAGCGTACCAACTTCGGCAACGAGTCGCCTGTCGTGCGCGTGTACACGTATGGCGGCGAACGACCGCAGCTTCCTGCTACGGGAATGCGCAGCCGGTTCTACTATACTGTCGAGTTCTGGGTACTCTTCACGACAGTGAGCGGGCAGAACTACGAGGCCGACGCCGAGGATACGCTCGATCAACTTGAGATCGAATTGGTGTCCTGGCTAGGTGCCAACCAGATCGGCGAATTGTGGCAGGCGCTGATGTTTGAAGGCCAGTCCGTCGTCGACAACGTCAAAGTATCGGCTGGCGATGTGTGGCTAGTCGAGCAGATTCGCTTGGTGGCGGAGGTGTACGGATGACAAAGAAGGCAGGGGCGCCTGCTGGCGGATTGCGCTACGTTGGCGCTGGAGCATACATCATGGGGGTGCCGGCGCGTGATCTGTCGCCAGACGAGGCGACGAAGCACGCCGAGGCAATCAAACGGGTGGCCGAGGCCGGACAAGTGCTGTACGAGCCTGCGCAGACCCAAGAGGCGCCTGCGGGCGTGAAGGAGAAGGAGGGCGATCATGGCGCGTAGATATGGGACGAGACCCTATTTCTTAGCGCAGTTTGGCAAGGAGGGCGCGTCAACGCCTGGCACGGCTGTTGCCGGCACGGTCCTATGGCGCGGGGTGTTCGGCGGCTGGAAGGACGAGCGTGACCGGCAGACCGTCCAGGAGGACATCGGTATTCAGACGGCTGCAGAGCGTACCAATGACGTGCGCCTGGGCGTCTCAGTGGCTGTGCCGGCGACGCCGATGACGTTCGAGCAGGTGCCGCTGCTGTTCGAGTCGGGCATTGGCAAAGTGACGCCAGTAGGGACAACCACCTACGTTCGCACTTATGCCTTTTCCTACACGGACACGCCGAACGACTATCAGACATATACGATCATTCTTGGCAACAAGATCGTGACGGCTGACGTCAAGGCGATTCCGTTCTGTTGGCCGAGCGAAATCACGCTGGCCGGCAAACGTGGCGAGGCGTGGACGATGGCGGCGACGTTCATGGGCGCTCGCGCGGTTGCCGGTACGTTTGCGGTGCTTACGCCGGCTGCGGTAGAGGATGCGATCTTCTCCAATACGCGCCTGTACGTCGATGCCTCCGGGGGCACAATCGGCACGACCGAAAAGCCTGGGGTGCTCATGGGCGCGCAGATCAAGATCACGCCTGGCATTGAGTTTGTGCCGCCTGGCGATGGGGTTCTCTATCCGACCATTGCCAAAGTGGGCAAGCCGCGCGTCACGGTGAGCCTGACCTACGAGTACGAGCAGGAGTCCGTCGGGCCGGTATCGTTCGTGGCGCAGCAGCGCGCCGCATACGAGGCAAACACGCTGCAGCTTGTCCGCCTATCCTGCGCAGGGTCGGGCGGGCGCAAAGTCGACCTTGACCTGGCGTTGCGCTACGATTCGGTCGCCGAGCCGCAGTTCGAGGGCGAAACCAACTCGACGGTCACGTTTGATGGGCATTGCGACTACTCCGCTGCTGACGCGCTGATGTTCGAAACGACCATTACCAATCTGCTGGCTACGTTGTGAGGTGACTTGTGGCATTGATGAGTAAGGCCGCCATCTTGGGGGCTGCTGACATTGGGTTTGAAGATATCGATCTGTCCGACGTGCCGGGGTGGGGCACGGTGCGAATCAAAGACCTGACCGCTGCCGAGCGTGACGCGCTGGAGGCCGGCTTGACGGTTGATGTTGCCGGCGGGCGCAAGGGCATCACGCAGAAAGTGTCGCTGGACAACGTGCGCGCCGCTTTCTGTGCGGCCGCGTTGGTCGACGAGGACGGCAATTTGCTGTTCACGAAGGCCGACCTGGGCGCGCTCGGCAAGAAGTCGGCGCGGGCGCTGGATCGAATTTTCTCGCGTGTCCGACAACGCAATGGGCTGTCGGATGGCGACGTTCAGGAGTTGGCCGAAAATTTCGGCAAAGGCCAGAGCGAAGATTCGCCTTCCGCTTAGCTTTGGCATTGGGGTACGCTGACGTGGACGGCATGTTGGCCGGCATGTCGTCTCGTCAGATGGCAGAATGGCGCGCCTTTGGTAGCCTTGAGCCAATAGGCGACGAGAGGGCAGATTTTCGCATGGCGTATGCGCTGTCGGTGATCGTCAATATGTTTGCAGGCAAGGATGCCAGGCCGGTCTCGCCACTCGATCTAATGCCGCGCTTTTTGGGCGACGTCGAGCATCGTGATCGGCTAGAGGCGCCGCCAATCCATCCGACCGTGCGGGAATTCGAGAGGCTGCTAGAGGGGCAATGAGCACAATAGCGACGCTCGCCATCAAGCTGGTAGGCGATACCACTCAACTCAAAGCTGCCTTTGACGATGCTGCCGGTACGGTACAACGTGCCGGGCAGACAATGGCGAGCGTGGGCGCCGTTGTGTCGGGCGCGGTGACGGCGCCGTTGGTTGGTCTCGGCATGACGGCGATCAGAGTTGCCTCCGACCAGGAGCAGCTACAGATCGCATTCACGACTATGCTCGGTTCGGCTGACCGCGCCAAGACGCTCATGGAGGACTTGGCGCAGTTCGCAGCTACAACGCCGTTCGAGTTGCCGGAGGTGACCAGTGCCGCCAAGCAACTTATGGCGTTTGGCGTTGGCGCCGAAGAGGTGCAGACGACGTTGACGCGCCTGGGGAACTTGGCTGCGGGTGTCGGCGCGCCGGTGGGTGATCTGGCTTATCTGTTTGGCACCAGCCGGGTGCAGGGTCGTTTGTTTGCTGCCGACATTAACCAGTTTACTGGGCGCGGCATTCCGCTGATCGAGGCGCTGGCTGCGACGATGGGTGTCGCCACAACAGAGATTCGCGGCATGGTCGAGGATGGCAAAGTAGGTTTCGCCGAACTCGACACCGCGCTCGCCTATCTTACCGAGGACGGCGGGAAGTTTGCCGGTCTGATGGAGGCGCAGTCTCAAAGTTTGCAGGGGCTATTCTCGACGGCGAAGGACAACATCATGCTCACCCTGGGCGAGGTCGGCAAGGTCGCCATCCGAGAGTTTGATCTTGTGCCAAAACTCAAGGAATTGATCGCCGTTCTGGAGGTCATCCGGGCAAACGTCAGTGCATTTGCCGCCGAGAATCCAAAGCTGTTTACATCGCTGATCATGGTTGGCGCCGCCATTGCCGCTGTCGGCCCCGCGTTGACTGCGCTCGGCGCCGCTATGATGTTCCTTTCGCCCGCTCTTGGTGTCATCGGCGCCGTGATCGCGGCTGTGCTTTCGCCAGTCGGGTTGCTGGTCGGCGCCGTGATCGCTTTGGGTGCAGCCTGGATGCGTAACGTCGGTGGCATGCGCACGATAACCATGCAGGCGCTGGCGCCTCTTCAGGAGCGATGGGGTGCGCTCGTTGGCGCGCTAGAGGCGGGTAAATTCAGTATAGTCGGGGTGTTTGGCGAGATAGCGTCTCACTTGGTAACGCTCAACCTGGACACCTACGATACGACCGACAATATATGGGAGTTCGTGCGCGCTCTGACCGGAAGCGCTGAGGCCGCTACGATTGTGGCAGACGTTGTATGGTCTGGCTATGCAGCGATGCGGGCATTTCGCCAGTCCGTGGGCGAGGTCGCGGCGTTGGCTGGCGCCGGGCTGCCAGAGTTCGGCGCGTCAGTTCAGCAAGCCTTCGGGCAGATCGTCACCGCCGCCAGCAGTTTGGCTGTGGGGAAGAGCAGCATTGGTGAGTTCGTGGAGTCGGTCAAGTCTGCGTTTGCCAGTATCGATTGGGCGCCGGTCGCAGCCAAATTTGAATGGCTGAAGGAGAAGGTCGGCGCGGGCATCGAGGCGATCAAGACCTACGACTACGCAGGCGCCGTGGCCGGCATGCGTGACGCTCTGGTTGGCGCCTTCGCTTCTATCGACTGGTCGCCAGTCACCGCGGGCGCAGATCAGATCAAAGATTCGGTCGTGACCGCAGTAACGTCGGTCGATTGGGTGGCCGCCTTCGGCGCCGCCACAGACGCCGTCAACGGAATGCGCGACGCCGTGATCGGCTGGATTGCGAGCGGCATCAGTGGCATCGACTGGAGTAAGGCGAGTGTCGATCTGGCTGGCTTCGTCAACGGCATCGTCGACAAAATCCGCGCCATTGACTGGTCACAGGTGAATCCTGTCTCACTTTTCCTGCCGCTGGT